ATCTGAATTGCATTTTGTCAACTCTGAAAAAATCTTTTATGACATCAATAACCTCAACTTTGACTTCACTCGCATTAAATCTCCTATCTGCATTAACTACGAATCTTACTCCAAAATTAACAAGGTAACCAGAAAATATAGTATCATTTAAAGTATAACCGAAAGTTAAATGGTCATTTATCATTCTGAATTGATTTAAATAAGTCATTATATTTGTCAATACTAATTGTGGTGTCTGTACTAATTGTTTGTTTTGATTATACGACAATGTATTTACTTGCAATCCACCTTGTTCATCAATTCTTTCTACATAAGCTTTTGCTATATTACCAAACTTTGCTGGTAAATTTAATACTCTGGCTTGATAATCTTCGCGAGTAACACATCTTAATTGTGAAGCAAAAAACGCATTCGCATTATTTCGTATCTCATCTACAGTTTGTCCATCAGTTCCACCTGTAGCTGATTCTTCATTCGTTACTGATACAGTAACACCAGTAGGGGAATTTTGTACTTCAGTTATCTCACCAACTTGAGCATTTGAATCAGGACCACCACCAACTCTATATGTTACAGTTAAGATTGTATTGGTTGGTGTTTCTCCTAAATTTAAATTATTAGATAAGATTGTATCACTAACACCTTGATTTACAGAAGTAACATCTTGTCCATTCAATGTTATTCCGGCTTGTTCTATTGTTGAAAAAATACTAGTATTAGAAGAACCCGTCACATTGAATTTATATAATCCATTTCCGAACATAAGTTTAGTTGAATCAGTATCAACATCGAATTTCTTTACAAATTTTTTATTTGTTTTTATATAATCTACAGTATAGGGAATTGATATTAACGAATTATCTTCAATACCTTCACCTTGGTCATAACCAGTACCACGAGTTGAGTCGGCATCCTTATAATGTGTTTCTTTTAAAATTCTTTCTTGTGCTAAGTAATCTACTTCATACCACTTTTGACCTGAACTATCTGTTACATTTAAAATTTCAACTACATTATCTTCACCCAAATCCAATTCTAAAAATTTAGTCGGACTTGTAATTGAAAATGATTTAGTTTTAGTTTCCGCAGATATAGCTCTGACATATCTGGTTAAAGTATAACCAGTAGCCAACCCATCAGCACCAAGTCTTGGTTCACTAACTGATGGTGTATCTGGTGATCCAGAAATAGTAAAATCAATATCTCCAGTTGTTTCAAATATTAATTCACTATCTACATTGGATTTAATTTGTAATCCAGGTGGAATTCGAACCACATTAACATGACTGTACTTTGGTTTATAATTATTACTAGAATCCGCATCTATATCTACAGTTACTTTTAATTTAACAACCGATGGTGTTTTGTTTGGTGTTTTATATCCAAGAAATTCAGCTAATCTAACTACATTTCTTTTTTCGGTTGCAGTTGCTAATACATTTTCTTTAAAATTATAATCAACATAATAAGACAACACATCACCAACATAACTGGCTAATTCAATCAACATCATACCAGGTGATGTTTCATTAAAATCTTTATATGTGTTTGGAAAATAAGACTTCGTGTATTCAATCAAGTCAGCCTTTATTGTAGAAAAATCTTTACTTGTATAATTAATATTTGTTGGTGTGTATGACATATCTTTACTCCAAAACAATTCCGACTGATTCTAATGAGTCTGGTGCTTTACTAATACTGAATGTTATATTAATACTTATTTTATTATTTGCTTGATTTTCCGAATCAATGTTTATTTGTATATCTCTCAAGTCCACAAATGGCAACCAAGACTCAAACACATCAACAATATTATTTTCAATCTCTATTGTAGTATCCTCTGTAATTTGTTCAAATACAAATCGTTTCAATCCCATACCTAAATTCGGTTGAAAAACTCTTTCACCTTGTTCGGTTTGTAATAATAATTTTATATTATTTTTAATAGCATCAATCGTTGACTTAGTTGTTTTAAAATACCCATCTTGATTTGGTACAAGTGCAAATGGAAAGTCAATCCCAACACTTACACGAGTATCTTTATCTTCTACAAATTGATTTGTTCTTCTATCAAGTATTGGCATATTATGATCTCGTTACATTTTTTAATTGTACTTTACTTTTCATCGACTCTATTTTACCACCAGCTTTTAAATTAGCTGTTTTTTGTCCAGTATCACTAATTGCAGTAGTAATGGGTATCAATGGTATTGTAACAGGTCCACCAGCATTTGGTATACCTTGTACATTAGTAAGAGTCTGTGACATCTCTAATTCAGTAACAGTAAATGTTTGTGCTTGAACCCATTTAACTATCGCATCTCGCAAGGCATCAGACAAATCCTTAACTTTTTTTTGACCTTCTGGTGAGTTGTCTATATGTTCCTTACCAAGATTCGTCACTAATGCATCATATATATCTGTTCTAAGCCCCATTTTTAAACTTCGCCTTTTCGTCTACTTTTTTCATTACTTGTGAATAATCTTTGTTAAGAGCATTTGCCAGATGTTCAGGTAATCCTTGAGTATTTTCTGTTACAGATTGAACTTGTGGTTCTTCATTTATTTTTTTCCAATCCTCAGTTTGTGCTGTTTCTGTTAATAATGAATTCAAAACTTTGTTATTAGTTTGAGGTACGGTAATGTTGCTATTGGTTATGGAACTGTTGGGATTGGAACTAGGCGATTCACTCATCATGTTTTTAAAACTTGTATCTTCTGTCCTGACAGCTCTAGCATTACCTGTATTATCATTATTACCAGTAACTACTACTTCTTTTAACTCTTTCCTAAGTCCAGCCAAAGAATATTCTAATTCTTCTCTTATAACTTCTCTTATTAACTTTTTAAATAAAGATAACTTCATCTTAACTCCTGTTGTTTTGTTCTATGTAATGATATTGACTTAAAAATTTTGTTGGTCCTGATTTTGTTACATCTTCTCTTGGTTGTAATTGATTAATCACCAATTGTATCCTATCAGCCATTGGTGTTGTATCTTGTTTAACAAGTGGAATAGGTACACCTTGTACTAATGCTCTTGACTCTTGTAATATATTCATAATGTCTAATAATAATACTCTTAACTCATCACCCAATACCATTGGTTGAGTTTTATTCTTTGCTTCCTTTCCTATATAAATATTCTGAGATTCAATAACTGAGAATCCTTTATTTGTTACTGTGATATTTCTACCAGCACCAAAGTTGATATTACGAAATGCCGATAAAGTTAAATCATTCTTTTGTGCATCAAATGTTATTCTATCTGAGAACATTATTACTTGATCAAAATCTGTCTGTTGTTCGGCACTTTGTTCTACTTTTCCAAAATCAATATTAAATACATCTTCTCGTGGCTCACCTATTTCATCATTACCAAAATTTATAAGATAACCTGGGTATTGTCCTTCTTTTATATTCTGATATTCCTCTCCTATTCTTCTATCACTTGATAATAAATTATAACCATTTATATTATCAGGTATTGATCCCAACGATAACATACCTAATACAGAACCATTATTACCTGGTATGGAATTATTTTTTATCATAAGGTATGGGTTTACAAACCTATAACCAAGTTGAATTGAATTACCATGTCTACCCTCTAAAGTTAAATCAGATACATTTGATTCCACTTCAGCATCAGAACCAACCTCTCCTATACCAGTATCATATGGTCTATCTAGGATAATGTTTTTAATCTTAGTTGCCCTATTGATTATTCTTCTTATGAAATTTACATTATATCCATCCTCATGATCCTTTCTATCATCCAACACTACTCTGTTTGGATTTAAATCTTTATTATGTAAAGTATCAGGACTATAATTTGGATTGTTTAAAGTGTTTATTGGCCCTAAATAATAAAACTTACTACCCAAGTTAGTGTAGATTACCGAATCACCACGAGCTATTGAATCAGCAAAACCTCTTAATAAAGGTTGAGCTAATACCATTCCTTTAAAATCAGGCGATGGTAAGTTAAAATCTAAATGTCCACGAAAAGTTGGTCTTAATAGAATACATTGACTTACATCAGATGGTGCACCATATGCTGGATATCCAAATGTGTCCAAGTCGCTTGATTGTAATATTACTTTTTCAACATGACCGTGATGGAATGTAAACTCTGGACCTAATATAGTATCGCGATTTACTTGACCAAGTACATTAGTTCTTTGTGGATTTATTCTTTCGTTGGACATTATGAACTATACTTTTTTTTAATTTCACTTATATCTAGGTCATCGGATTTTTTTTGTAAGTCAGCAGCTGCATCTTCCAAAGATGCCATCAGTTCATCTTTTTCTTCATCACTTAATAAACCTATATCACTATCATCAATCGTCTGGTGTTTGCTCATTATCCTTTGAATAACAGTTGCTAACTTCAGAAGATTATCATCGTTCTTAACGGCTACATCAAATAGTTCTTTTAAGACAGGACCAACGATTGCTATATCTTCTATTCCTTGAATGTAACCATGTACTTCTTGGATCAAAAGGTCAATCTGAGTCTTTTTTAGTTTGGAATTCTCGTATATCTCTTTGGATAAATCAGAGAAGTTCTTATCGTCAAATATGTTAAAATCTTTTTCCATAACATTCTATTAATAAATATAGAATGAAATAAAAGTTATAGAGATCCAGTATTATATAAATTATCTAAATGTCCTTTACTAAGGATTTCTTCTTGTATTTTAGGATATATTTTACGAAATACATTAGAGATTTGAGTTATTTTAGATGTCTTTACATCTGTCATTTCTCGTATCATTATATATAAAGCTTTTTTATTGAAGTTATCAATGTTATCTTTATTCCTACATAAATACAATATCGACTCCGCTACATTTTTATCGTGTTGTTTTGGAAATAATTCTTCCAAATGATTTTCAAAATAACTAAGTGTTTTCCTAAATATATCAATAGATGGTGATTTTTCTATTTCACTATCGCTCACACCATGTTCATAAAGTGTATCGATATTGTCATGTATTTTAAGTTTCTTATAGTTGGCATTGTTATTTAATATTAAATAATTTTTTGCCACTACAGAAAAATAACTAAAGGCCTTTGAACCTTTTGTCTCATCAAACTTATGCATGTTCAATACTAAATTAGAAACTACTTCTTCTTGTAAATCCCTAAAGGGATAATCAAAATAAGTAAATTTATATGTATTGATTATATTTTCAGCAAGTTTTAAAAATGCTGGATGGATTGTTTCGGTATATATTTTATGTCTAAATTCCGTATCTTCGGAATGATTATATTCTATAATAGCATTATGAACTGGTGTACCAAAATAAACTTTACTTTTCTTCTTGCGTTTTTTCATCATCAACCTCGGTTTCGAATAACTCTCCTAAATTTTCACCAAGTTGTTTTATCTCTTCAAAGAAAAAACCAACTTCGTCATCGGACTCGAAAGTCCCCCTCTCGTCTATTAGTTTAAGTTGATGTTTTATTAAGTCTATTGTATTATTAAAGTTTAATATTATTTCTTCATATGTATTAATTCGTCTTAATGCGTAAAAAGATATTACACCAAAAAAGGTGGCAAGTATGCCAAGTAATATGGTTATTATCGTGTGTAACAATTAAGATTCTTTTTCTATTTGCTTTAGTTCTTCTTCTACTTTCTCAATGACTTCAGCAAGATATGTTAAATCCTTATCTTCTTCAATCATCAATAATAATTCTCGTATCTCTTCGAGAAATATTAAAAATTCTTGCACTATGATTCTCCAACAATTGAATCCTTAAATTCAATGTCAAATTCTCGTTCTTCTAATTCTTCTTCTACCATCTTACGCAAATCAGAATACCTGTTTAGTTTTTGTTCTAACATTATATCATCTTCAAAGTTTGTACCTTCAACAATGTCAAGAACATCATTAACAAACTCATTTAAATCTAATAATCTTTTCTTAACAACAGCAGCAAATTCTTTATTTCGTGCTTGTTGTATTTCTAAAGTATCAATTCTTTCAAGTATGTTATTTAAAACCCTTACGATTTGCTTTTCATTTGTTTCCATATATCCATAAATAGTGCCGTGTGTCTAAAATCGTTTATAGTTTATTGATAAATATCCATTCCTGCATCACCAAGAGTTTCTAATTCTTCACGACCATCACAATCTGAATAATCATCTACTCCGATATCTTCAAGTTCATCTTCATTATAATACTCAAGATTAACTCGTTTATTCTTTTGGTAATTAGGATCAGTTTTCATTGTTATTTTATCAAGTGATCTCATTCGTTTTTTATCATGATTAGTCAGCTTACATTCTTTCATGAATTCTGCCATATCTATTTTCTTATTCATTATTAACCTCTTATTATGTTTTAAATTTTAGGGGCACGGAAGAAAGGAAGAAAGAACCATGCCCCATAAGAACCTCTTAAAATGAGATTCAATTCTTTGAGAACGATAACCTATTTGAGTATCCGATGTAATATACACATAAATTACATTAATGTCAAGCATTATTTTTCATATCTTGTTTAGTTTTTTTCTTATGACAAGGACGACAAAGTGTTTGCATATTATTTAACTTGTAGTATGACCAATCCAACTCTTGCTCTGATAATCCTTTTTGTTCCATCAATGGTTTAACATGGTCTAAATCCCAACCTCGTCTTGTACATTGTTTACCACAACTATTACACTTTCCTTTATCTCGTTTCCATATATGTTTTCTAGCTTCAGTAGAATGGTAAATTATCATATAGTCTGTGGCACAATCTTGATGCCAAGTTTTTCTTGTCTTATGTATTCCATTCTCAATAATCTTTTTACCACACCAACGACATATTCCTTTTTCTTGTACATAGTAAGAATTAGGTTTAGGTGGTTTGCGAAAGTCACCATCCCACTTTTCTTTCTTCTTACCGAAAGTATGTTTATGTCTTCTACCAAATCTACTTAATGGCATTGACTATAAGTTTCTGTGTGTAAAATGCCTCACACAAGTGACATAAATACCAAACACTACATAATATAGGAATATAAATTCTAAAATCTAAATCCAATACTCCTACACCTAAATAAGTCATGAATATCATAAACATTGTCTTTGTTATAAAACCAAGCATATTCCAAAAAAATACTAATTGACTATTGTAGTTAAGGTCGAGATAAGTTATGATAATAATATTAATAAGTGAAAATATTATCGGACATAACATACCTAGTATAACGATTAATAAATAATTCATTACAAATTCTTATATACCCTTTTGACATAAAAGTTATTCTTAATATATCTTGAACTATATTTTTTCGTAACAGTAGGACCGTGACTATATGCCGTAAGTGTAGCATCCATATCATCAAAGTGTTGATTTAAATGAGATAAGTATTTAATACCAACTGTTACATTAACATAAGGATCGAATAAATCTTCTTTAGGTGTTTTGAATTCATCCCAAGCAGTTGAAGGTAATATTTGCATCAAACCAATAGCACCACTTTTTGATACGGCTTTATGATCCCAACTTGATTCAGTTTGTATTACTGCCTTGACCATTTCATAATCTACACCATATTCATCACACAATGCATTTATATAAATCAACAAATGTTTAAGTTTGGATTTATTTAATGATGAATTAATTTCCTCTGCTTCTAATTTAAAGTTACCTCTGATTATAGGATCACTTACCATATGAACTATGGTTTCTGTTTTAGTTTGAACTATAGGTGGTTTGTGTGTGATTTCTTTATACAACACTACTGATAAAGAAGTTAGTAAAACACCTAATAAAAAGTGTAGTCGATTATTGTTTAACATATGTTCTTCCTTCCATTGTTATTAATAAATAGTGACTCATCATCTTTAAGTCATTGATCTGTGAGGACTAAGAATCAGAGCCACTATTTAATTATGTGATAATATAAAACCTTTATTAATATAAGTCAAGAGTTTTTTTCAAGTTTTTTAAAAGACTTCTTTTCCTTACCAGTCATCATTTGTATCTTAGATAAGTTATTCATCATCTTACCTTTCTGTATTAAAGATATCTCATCTTGACTATATAATTCATTAACTTTTTCTTGTGCTCTATAATAACCATAATCCATATATTCTTTTACTACGAGTTGATATAGTGATTCATTTTTCATATGTGAGAACTTTTTAAAAAATTTTTTTGAGAGTTTTACCTTTGTTCGTTTCTTATATATATTGGCATTATAATTATCTAACCATCTATCCCAACTATTATCAGCA